AGTTGCAATAACTAAATTTATAGCATTAAGAAATTCAGCATTAAATAACTTAAATGGGAGAGCAGCAGTTCTGAGACCTTGGAGGGGTTTATTATAATGTTTGGATTTTCACTCATAAAAGATACTCAAATAGCAGAAATAAAAGCCGAATTAGGTGCAATAAAAACAGATATATCAACAAATACAGGCGAGTCAGTTTTTAATCCTTCAGATACCGTGTTTTTTGACGGTGAAAAAACCCCCTACGAAATGGGAACGCCTGTTAATTTTAAAAATGATTACTACGCTATGCGTATGCGAGCGTGGGAATCATATTTAATGAGTGACGTAATTCAGAATGCACTCAGAAAGTATTGTTTATGGATAGTAGGATCAGGATTAAAACTACAAAGTAACCCAAACATAAACGTACTTAAAAAATACAAAGTAAACATAGATAAAACCATTTTAAAGCAATTTGTAAAGGACACTGAGTCACAATTTCGCTTATATGCTTCAATGAAACAATCTGTTTACTCACAGGAATACACTTTACATGATGAAGCCGCAGAGTCCCTTTTAAATGCCTTAATGGCAGGAGATATTTTATGTATAAACAGGCTTGTAGATAATCGGGTTTGTATTGAAACTATCGACGGCAAAAATGTAATTACTCCATTACTATCTGATATAAATTATATTGAACAGGCTGAAAGCAGGGGCAATATTATAAAGGACGGTGTTGAGATTGACTCTAAAGGATCGCATGTTGCATATTACATAATGCAATCTGACTTGACTTTCAAACGTGTTTTAGCTTATGGTAAGAATACCGGAAAACGTCAAGCGTGGTTATTTTACGGATTAAAATATAAAAAATCTGATGTTCGTGGAATGTCGCTTTTAGCCGCTGTTATGGAAACAGCCGCAAGTATGGATAGGTACAAATCAGCTACTTTAGCAGCAGCAGAAGAAAACGCAAATATACCATTAACTATTGAACATAAAGCCTTTAGCGATGGTAGTAATCCAATGGCTACTCAAATAGCAGGTGCATTTGGTAAAGGAAAAGGAACAGCACCCGAAACAAACGCATGCGATGGATACGCTTTAAAAATTGCACAAACAACAAAGAAAACGACATACAATATGCCTGTAGGTGCAGAAATTAAAAGACATGCAGGAAGTACTGACAATAATTTTAAAGATTATTATAGTATAAATATTGAGATAGTTTATTCAACAATTGGAATACCTCCTGAGGTTGCAATAGATAAGTTTGGGGGTTCGTATTCAGGGAGCAGAGCGGCTTTAAAATCTTGGGAATATAAAATGTTCACAGATCGCGAAACTCAAATGAAACGTCAATTTTATAAGCCATTTCATGATTATTGGCTAGATATTGAAATTTTAGATAATTTAGTACAAGCTCCGGGATATTTGAAAGCATTACAGACTAATAATTTTATGGTAATTGAAGCATATAGGAATTGCAGATTTATTGGAGCTTCTGTTCCACATATTGACCCTTTGAAAGAGGTTAATGCAGAAAGAAAGAAATTAGGCAAGAAGTTTGATGATATTCCTATTACAGCAATGGATAATGTAAGTGAAAATTTGAATACAGGCGATTGGGAAAAGAATTTGGAAAAAGCAAGTGAGGAATATGCACTTGCGAGTGAGTTTACAAAAAAAGAAATAGTTGAAAATAATAATTTAGAAAAATAATATTATGAATTATAAATTAGCAAAAGAGATATATGGAAATGCTTGGTTTATGGATGCAATTTCATTACAAAAATTTTCTGGATTATTAGATCACATAAGAAACGGTGGTAAAATTACAGAGGATACGGTTAAAAATAACGACTCTCATATTTATAATATAAAAGATCAAACAACCATAACAGAAGATGTTTTTCAGGCTGCAAATGATGATAAAGGAAATGATTATATTTCAGTTATTCACATTGACGGTGCAATTACTAAAAACGGAGGGGCTTCATCATACGGAACTGTAGATTTGGCAAACAGATTAAAAAAGTTTGAAAACTTAGACAATGTAATAGGACATATTCTATATACAGAGTCAGGCGGAGGATCTGCAAATGCAATAAAGTATATGACTGATGTTTTAGAAAAAGAAATATCTAAACCAGTTGTTTCATATGTTGAGGATATGTCAGCAAGTGCGGCTTATTATATAAATGCTTTTACTGATTATATTATAGCAAATGACGAAGATGCTATAATTGGGAGTATTGGAACAATGATTGAAATGGCGGGATATCCTAAAATTTCAGAAGATAAAAACGATGGTTTTAGATATGTTAGGATTTATGCAGATGAAGCTTTTAATAAAAATAAAGAATTCGAAGAGGCTATAAATAACCTAAATTTTAAACCAATAAAGGATAAAATTTTAAATCCTCATAATGATAAATTTAAACAAGATGTTACTAGAATGCGTCCAAATGTTAAAGCTGAGGAATTAACTGGGGAAATATTTATGGCTAGTGAAGTTGTAGGAACATTAATTGATGCAATAGGAACATTTGAAGATGCAGTAAATAAAGTTATTGAACTATCCGATGATTCAAACAAATCATCTATTATTAATAAAAACAATTTAAAAATGACAAAAGAAGAGTTTAAGCTCGAAAATCCTGAGGCGTATAACGCTATTGTTAAGGATGAGAGAGACAGAGTTGAAGCTTTCTTGGAATTTGTTGACGTTGATTCGGAGACGGTCAAATCACAAATTACAGATGGCAAGCCTATGACTAATAAGTTTATGGCTGAAATGACCACTAAAATGGTAGCAAAAAACCTTAAAGATAATGTTAAGGCTGAAGCTATCGATCCTTTAAAAACGCCTAAAACAGAGGCTACAGCAGTAGAAATAGAACTCAATGCTTTTGAAAAAAAGCTTGACACTGAACTTGAAATAAAGGAGACTGAATAATGGGCAATATAAAAACAATTATTGTACAGCAAGATAATCAGCTTAATGTTGATTATCAAAGCTCAAACCTTTTAAGAGGTAATAATGAATTTGCACCGGGTGACGTAGTTGCTTTGGGAGCAGATGTTGATCTTGTAGTAGGAATGGTTATGGGTCGTGTTTCAGCAACTAATAAACTACTTCCTTTAATATTTGATGCATCAGACGGTAGTCAGTATCCAGTTGGTTTAGCATGGATGGGATTAGATGCAACCAAAACAGTTGTTGACGGTACAACTAAATCTATTGAGGTTGTTAATAAAGGCAAAATAGATGGTAGCTTAATTAATTTCACAACTACATCGACTTTAGACAGCGTTGTTGCTGGTCGTACTGTTAGAGATTGGCTCATGGATATAGGGCTTGTAATAATTGACCCACAAGAACAAACAGGATTTGCTAACGTATAAAATATAAAAAAATGGTAGATATAGTACAAGCAAGATCACTTTACACGAAAAAAGTACTTGTAAAATATGACGAAGGAATTCCTCAAACTAATTTCTTACAGTCATTATTTAAAATAGAAATTTCACAGTCACTAGATGTGTCTATTGAAATAAGAAGAGGAACTAAGAATATCGCAGTTGAGGTTCAGCGTGGCGGTGGTTCAAATGGTAATAATTTTAGTAAATCGTCTGAAAAGATATTCAGACCTCGTATGTATTCTGAGTCTATGGCAGCAAATCAAATGTCTGCATATAATATTCCGTTTGGATTAGGTGCTGTAAATGTAACCACGGTTGTTAATGCAGTAAATGAAACTGGCAAAAAACTAAATACCTTAAGAGATAAAATTTCAAGAGCAAAAGAATTACAATGTTCAGAGGTTTTAGTTAGCGGAACAGTTACAACTAAATATGGCGATGTGATTGATTTTGGAAGATTAGCAACTTCAATGGTTGATTTAGTCGACTTAGGAGGTTATTGGTCAGTAGTATCTGCGGATGTAGAAACTCAATTAGTTGCAGGTGCAACATTTATTCGTAATACAGGAAATTCATCAGCAACTAGATTTGATATATTAATGTCAGGGGATCAACTTATAGCATTAAAGAAAACTGATTTTTATAAAGACGATGCAAACTGTGATGCTAAAGCTCAATTACAGGATATTAAGAGACCAATTGCAAAAGCAGGGGGTTCATCTTATCATGGCACATTAAATGCAGGATCTTATATCTTTGATATATGGACGTATGATGCTGTTTATGATACAGCAGCAGGAGTTGAAACAAGATTTACACCAAATAATAAGGCTGTAATACTACCTATTTCTGATACTGGATTAATTTTAGCTCACGGTGGCGTACCCGTAATGGGAACAAATGGAATGCCAACAGCAAAAGCAGGTCAGTATGTTTTACGTGATTTTATTGATCGTAAACATATTACTCATACTTGGTATGTTGAGTCAGCTCCTTTAGCAACTTGTTACACACCAGATAGATTATATACTATGCAAACTCTTGGTACAGGTGGAGGAGAAGGTTAAACTTTAAAAATATAAAATGATGAAAAAAATATTAATGTTTTTATTTGCGTTGGCGGTGGTATTTACTGCCAATGCACAAGACCCACAAGGGCTTGAAACTGTACAACAGCAGTCTAATTACAATTCTGCATCGAGTTATTTTTACTATCACGGAACAGCAAGTGATACAATAGGAATTGGGGACTCTATTTGGAATTATACTGTAAGGATAAGATCAAAATATGCATTAAAACCGCATGTTTATTTCGATATTGATTCTACAGGAGGTACATTTGATACTACTAGTATTACTTTATATTCTAAAACAACATCTTACGAAGATTGGACATCAAGAAAAACGGTTGCATGGAATTCAGGGGTAGATACTTCCGGAATTTTAGAGCCTGCCTCTTCTGTAATCTCTGAATTTTGGAAATTTGAAATAAAAGGGACTGATGATACTTTTAAAGCATCTATTAATGAGTATTTTATTAAATGGACGGAGGATAGATAATGAAATATGTATTAGTAAGTTTAAGTGTAGTAATTCAGGGTAAGAAATTCTCAAAAGAAAACAAGCCCGAATTGGATGATACTAAATTCTCTAAAAAATTACTAGAGGCTGCATATAAAAATGGATTTATCAAGCCAAAAGGAACGCCTGCAAAAAATCCAAAAGAAGTTCAGATGCAATATTTAAACGGGATTAATCCTGTTATTGAGTCAGAATTTCCAGAAGATATGCCGGGTGCAGCTGCTTTAATTAACAGTAAAATCACAACTTTTGAGCAATTGAAAGCAATTGATGATTTTGCAGATATAAAAGGTATCGGAGCAGCTACTAGTAAGCAGTTAACAGAATGGTTAGATAATAACTAAATGGGTTTAGCTCAAGCCATAGCAGATATGAAAAGATTTTCACAGGGATCGTTCTCTGTGGAAATCACTTTCACTAATATAAATGAAAGTGAAAGTGTTACTGTAAACGGCTTAATATCTAAACATAATTTAAGCATAAATCCTGAAAATGGATTACCTGTAAATGCTAAAAATGTGCATATTTCAGTTGTTGAAAGTGTTTTAAACGATGCAGAATATACAACCAGAAATACATTAAAAGAAGTCGATTTAAAAGATCATAAGGTTTCATTTACAGATTTAGCAAGCGGGATTAATTTTACTTATTTAATTGATGAAGCGATGTCTAGCGAAACAACGGGTCTAATAGTATGCACTTTAGGAGATAGTATATAATGGCTAAAATAACATCACAAATACCAGCACAACGCTTTGAAACAATCAGAGATCAGATAGGAGTTATTCTAACATTAGAATTAGCTGCACAAACTGAAGCTGCAAGTTTTAACGTATGGTCTGAACGATTTATACCATTTGATA